ACGATAGACGTTCTACTGGATAAGTCTCGCGCCCAGGGTGGAACGTTCGGTTATTTGTGGATCGACCTTCGTCGTTGGCTTCGTGACCGGATGTTTTCGGCGGGCTATGTGACTCGGAACGAGGACCTGGTGGACTCGAAGACAGACTCAAACACTGTTTTGTGGAAGATGGCCTGGGCGATAGAGAGGTTGCCGTGCTGGCTGGCTCCTCCTGGTTTCGAGATGAGCAAGCATAGGAACTTGAGTCAGCACACTTTCACAAATCCGTCGAACGGATCTTTACTGGCTGGCTATGCGGCTGGCCAGGACGTAGCGGCCGGTGGTCGGGCGACGGTATTTACGTGCGACGAGTTTGGAGCGAAGGATTTTGTCGCGGGCGGCAAGGACGAGGCGGTCATGGAAGCTCTCCATGACGTGACTAATTGCCTTCGGATGGTAAGTGCTCGCTATGTGGACAGTGGCGTATTCCATTCCGCTTGCGAGAACCCCGACAGTGCGAGGAGTGGTGTACATCTTATTTTGGACTGGAAGGACAATCCTCTCCATGGGAAGGATTCGTATGTAGTTTCTGACGGGAATCCGGTTGCGAGGAAAGTGGACGAGCGTGAGGCGGTAGCTTCTTATCACGCCGAGAACACGGATCTTCGCGGCCGATTGGAAAGGAAAGGCTTTAAGTATGACGGTGTGGTTCGCAGCCCGTGGTACGACATGCGTTGCTTACGTCCTACATCGACGCCTCGCCTGATTGCCTCCCAGCTGGACCGGAACCCACGCGGCGCGGTGGGCAAGGTTTTCCAGTCGGACTTACTTGACCGAGTGCAGCGGGACTATTGCCGGAGTCCGATATGGCAGGGTACGCCGGTATTCGATTCGGAGACGTTGCAACTGAAGGGTCTGTTGTCTCGCGAGGACGGGGTGTTGAAGTTGTGGTTCAGACCGGGCGTTGACGATTCACCGCCGTTGGGTCCGTTTTCGGTCGGTTGCGACATTGCGATGGGCAGCGACGGTGCTTATTCGAGCAACTCGGTGGCGAGCGGCATTGACGATCGGACAGGCGAACAAGTGTTGGAGTACACGGTGCGCGGCATGCCGTCGATTCGTTTTGCGCAAAACGTAGTTGGTTTATGCCGCTGGTTGCGTAATGCGTTTTTAGGCTGGGAGGAGAGCGGCGTATCCAGGCCCTTCGCTAAGGAAGTGATGGAGGTTCAGTATTATGGGAACGTTTATTACCGTGACGTACCCGAGATCGGTACTAAGCGTAAGACTCGCAAGGCGGGCTGGAGTAACCGCAAGGACGACGACAAGGCCGACCTGTTCGAGAAGATGGCTTTGGCTATGGAACTTGGAACATATGTGGTTCGTTCCGAGGAGTTGATACGAGAGTGTGGAGAATATGAGTGGGACGGAGGAAAAATCATCCACCAGCCGACTAAGAATCGGGGTGCGCAGGAGAAAGCGCATGGAGATAGGTGTATTGCTGCGGGTGTATCTTGGCTGATGTATTCAGAGGACTACCGTAAGGGTTCTGTTGACACTGGCGCTGAAACACGGGAAACTCCTGAATATGGGAGTTATCTCTGGCGAGAGCGCCGAGAGCGCAATCGAACGCATTCCGACAGTCCTGAATTCGGGATTCGAGACGTGGTGAGTTACTGACATGGCCGACGAACTTACTCAGAACCAGGGTACGGTCAAGTTCGCCCCTGGCGGGTCTACGGTTCTCAGCGTTCCGATTGGTCTTCAGTCTTATGACGTGGCTGGCGACGAGTTCACGCATCACACCCAAGAGATCGGCACTAGCCAAGAGGCGGTATTACTTGGCGACCTGGTCACTGGTGGTTTGGTGTGGGTTCACAACAAGGACTCCACCAATTACATCACTATACGGCCCGGCACCGGGGTAGCCGACTTGATTAAGGTCTTGGCTGGCGAGTGGCAGGGGCCATTTCGTTTTGCTTCTGCCGCACCGTTCGCAATCGCCAACACGGCTGCTTGCGAGGTTGAGTTTATAATGTTGGAAGTATGATTCGGAGATAGAACCCGATGAACTCGATGAACGAGAAGATTGACATCGCGATTGAAAATGTACTGGCCATGGTGCGTGCCAACAGCAGGCCGGATGAGGCTTTGAAATTTACGCAGGCGGCGTTGAACTTGTCGCATGCGAAGCAACTTTTGGAGTTGAAAGTACAGAGAACCAAAGGGGCCAGTGCCTAGCGCTGGCTTACCGCAGGCATAGGCGGCTGATCCCCGCTGAGATGCCTCTAACATCGTAGCCTTAGAGGGGCCGCGCGAAAGCGTTGGCCCCTTTTTCTTTTCTTGGAGGTTGCTTGATGGCTGAGAAAAACAAAACGAATCCGGGTTTCAAATATAGGAAAAGTCGTTCCAAGCTGGCTCCGAAGAAAAAGGAAGTCGTCAGTCGTTCCAAGCTGGCTCCGATGCATCGGATGACATGGGAACGAAAATTTGAACCACACTCCAAGAAAAAGAAACCGAAATACAGCCGACCTATGCACCTTTAAGTCATGATCGACCTGAAAGACAAAGAGAAACGCGGCCGCCTGCTCCAAGCGATCAAACAATCGCGTGAAGCTCTGGAACCGTTTCGTCGTGTTCGCAAGGAAATGATTCGCGACTACGTGGGTTCGTGGTATAGCGAATCGGGCTCGCGCAACAAAACGCTTGTCAATCTGATGAACCAGACGGCCCGGATCTACACCGTGGCGCTGGCCGCGAACAATCCGCATGTAATGGTTTCTACTCCACTCTTGGAGAACATTCCATTTGCGCGTCGTTTCGAGGTCAATCTGAACAAGATGATCAGTGACATGAACCTGGATAAGACGTTCAGGTCGATTGTCATGGACGCATTCTTCTGTCTCGGCTGTGGCGTGGTGATGATGCGTGACACCGACACTCGTTTCCACGGTCTATTGGAATCCGAGGAGGACGTTTGGCTTGATCCCGGCGAGCCTTGGTTGAATCGTGTGTCTCTGGACGACTTGATTCTTGATATGCCAGCCAAAGAGCTGACGAAGATGCGTTATTGCGGTCACCGCTATCGCGCGGACTATGAAAAGGTGATGGACGAGCCTGGATATTCCAAGAAGGTCAAGGACAGTTTGACGCCGATGAAGCGGGACAAACAGGACGCCGCCCGCGACATCGCCACCGGCGGCAGCTCGGTAGCGGACGACGACCTGAAGGACATGATTTGGCTTCAGGATATCTGGGTAGCCGAGAGCAACACGATTTCCACGCTAGCTGCGGAGCAGGATCTTCCACCGTTGATTGAACGGGAGTGGGCTGGATCGCAGGCGGGGCCATACAAGTTTATGTCTCTTGGCGATGTGCCGGATAGCGTGATCCCGGTATCTCCAGCGGTGAATTTGAAGGGGATGCACGATCTTCAGAATCGTTTGCATCGCAGGATGGAGGAAGATTCCGATGCCCACCGCATTGTGAATGTCTATCCTCCCTCCGGGGCCGACGACGCGGAACGACTGCGAACGGCAAAGCGGAACTCATGGCAGAGGATGAACAATCCTAAGGACATCAACCAGGTGGAGATGGGCGGTGTCGATCAGCGGGACATGGCTCTGTCTACGTTTATCCAGGATGAGTACGACCGTCTAGCCGGAAACTTGCGTGCGATGGGAGGTCTTGGTGCGCAGACTTCAACGGTCGGCCAGGAAGAGATGATCCATGGGCAGGTATCCCGGTCGGAGGCTGACATGCGAATGGCGGTCGTGGCGTTCGCCTCGGATTGCATCTTGGATCTGGGGAGGCTGATGTGGGATGACCAGACGCTTGAATTACAGTCGTCACTTCCCGTCGGCAACAGCGGCATCAATGTGAAGTCGGACTGGACGCCGGAAAACCGCGTAGGTGATTTCGAGGATTACGATTTCAAGGTTGAGCCCTATTCAATGGTGCTCAAGACTCCCGAACAGAAACTCCAAGAGCTATTCCAGGTTCTCCAACAGCTTGCGCCTCTGTGGCCGATGTTTCAGGCATCGGGAGCAACACTGGACGCCGAAGCCATTGTTGATGAGGTAGCTCGCCTGAAGAACCGCCCGGAATTCAAACGGTTCATCACGTTTGCTTCTCCTGCCGACATGCTTGGCGGCGATCAGAACACCGTCCGTCAGTCTCCGGTGACTTCGCGCGAAACGGTTCGTAAGAACATACCTACCGGCGGAACACAGGAAGCACGATCGTCCGCGATTATTCAGTCTCTAATGGGCGGCAAGCCTCAGGTAAGCGGCCAGCAGTCAGCGGCCATGGGAAGGAGCCCGGCATGAGCTACACCATCAACGGTAAAGAGGTGTCGCAGGAAGAATTCCTGGTCGACGCCAAGGACGACTGGCTGGAAGCACCGCCGATGACCGCCATGACCTATCGCGCCCACGACCCGCTGGTTTCCGAATCAACGGGAGTTATGCCGCATCAGGTGCCAGAAGCGCGTGCGGAATTAGCCAAGGAACACGAAAGGGGACGCTTGACGGGTGTCAGGATAGCGGACAACGGATCAGCGGAATTCTCAGCCAGAGGCGAGCAGGGTCGCATCGGATGGATGCGTTACAAGGGAAACAAGGTCGATGGAGACGGCGGGTACGGTGACACGTACACCCCGTATTAGAAATGCCGACAGAACTCACAGACGACGCGACACACGAAGACATTCAAGACTACGTCGATGACGTTGTCGCGGACGTGGAAAATGACCGCGCGAGTGAAGAGACGACCGATTCTCAGAAGGTCGCCTCCGACGACGTAGTAACAGATACATCTGCCGAGACAGATTCCGGCAGTGAGGCCGCCGAAAGCCGACCCGGCAAAGGCGAGAAAACCGGCAAGGATCGTTCATGGATTGACGACGATCTGAAAGCCGAGGCATCCGCGTATGGTATCGACGAGGCAGAACTCGCCGATTTCACCAGTCGCGAGGAGTTTGATCGGGCGACTCGTTTATTTGACACGAAGGCACTGGAAGCAGGCCGCGAGTCAATGTCCGAAGAGGACGAGGACGAGGACGCCGTTGACGATCCGTATGAAGATGAAGATGAAGCTGGTCGTCACGATAGATCCCCATCTCACAGTGATGGGGCTTATGAGGTCAGTCTCGACAAGGACATCTACGACGAGGACTTGGTGGATGAATTCACGCGCATGCGTGACCACTATGAATCGCGGATGTCCGCTTTAGAGTCTCACTTCCAGTCTGCGAATGCCGTAATGGAGGAGCAGCGGTTTGATGCTGCCATTGAGGAATTGGGGCATTCATCCCTATTCGGCAAGACGGGAAGCGAGAACGGCAAGCAACTACAGCGCCGTGTTGCTGTGCATGAGGCGATGGTGGCGCAATTGAATAACCTGGGAGATCGTGCTCGCGAAGGCGACTACGACTATTGGGTTGGCGTAATGGCCCGAGGGCTGTTCGCAGACGACTTTACCAAGAGAGAACTTAAAAACAGAACCCGTAAGATTTCCAAGCAGGCTAACGGTCGGCAAGGCGGTGGGGCAACTCGTCCCACCGATCCGCCAGAAACTGTGCGGGATGAAATGCGTCAGCTCTACGCAGAGTTAAATGACGCATAGCGGTTCGATCATAAAGGAGTGACCTAATGGCACTCGGCATTGAACAAATTGATGACTTTGTAGCGTCATACCTACAGAAGTTTCCGATGGGGAAGTGGCAAGACATTTCCTCGCCGCTGAACGAGTATTATTTTGCGTCGCGTCTGTTCGACAAGATGAACAAGCGCGAAATGAGCACGTCGCAGTGTAAGTGGAAGATCAAGGTTCGCAACAACTCGAACTTCCAGGTTGTCGGTCTATACCACCGTGATTCGTCTGATCGGGTGAACGTACTCGATGAGGGGTCTCTGAAGTGGGGTCTGACCACGACCAACTACCACTACGACATCGACGAGGAGATTTTCAAGCAAGGTGCTGATGAAATCGTCGATTACATGAACCTCCAAGAGCAGGGGTTGATGCAGGACTTCTTCGAGGGCATGGAGGACATTATGTTCGGCCCTGGTCCGTCGAGTCCGACGCAATCCCCGTTCCCGCCTACTTCACTGCTGTGGTGGATCACTGCCACGGATGATAGTACAAGCGAGAACAATTCGGAGGAAGGCTTCGATGGCTTTGAGCCTTTGGGTTGGGGTTCAAATGGTGTTGGTGGAATTTCCTGTACCACTTATGACCAGTGGCGCAATCGGACGTTCCCTTACACCGTTGTGGACCGTGACGACTTCGTGGAGAAGGTCATCAATTCGATGGACCTTTGCACGTTCAAGCCGCCAGTGTCTCGTAGTGACATCAAGCCTGAAGGCAACCACCGTTGGGAGTTGCTGACCACGCACAGTCGCGTGGCTGAGTCTCGCCGGTTGTTACAGCTTGGTAACGACAACATCCGCGACGACCTGGCTGCTCACAGTGGTTCGGTGATGATTCGTGGTGTTCCGATGACGTGGGTTCCGGCTTGGACGAATTCTTCCAGCGAGAACGCTCGCACGGACGGGATCATTCTGGGCGTGGACTGGAATACGCTTGACTGCTACTACGCCTCCGGGCGAAGCCAGCGGAAGCGGAAGCCGTACCAGCATCCCGATATGAGCAATGTCCGTGTACGTGC